AGGTCCGCGTGTCTGGTCGTGTCGTTGGTCTGCAATACCTGGCGGCTGACATGATGAGACCTGTGGGTAACAAGGTCAATCCTCTGGTCAAATACCAGTACACCGTCGATGGCACGTCGTACGACATAGCACTCGAAGATCTCATTCACATCCGCTATGGTCGAGATCCGCAGGATTCTCGCTTTGGACGTTCACCTGTCACGTCTGTTCTTCGTGAGATTGCAACAGATAACGTCGCCGCATCAGCTGCATTCGGCATGGTTCGCAACGGCGGCATGCCAAGCATCATGGTCGGACCAGACTACAAGGGCGGTGTCGAGGATTTGTCCGAAGACGATGCCAGACAGACGAAGCGGAAACTACAGCAGGACTTCACGGGCGACAACGCTGGTTCTGTCCTGGTGATGACTGGTCCATTCAAGGTCGAGCAGGTCTCACACAAACCATCCGAGATGGCGTTCGATGAGATTCGCCGCAAACCGGAGGAGCGCGTGTGTGCAGCTCTCGGTCTCAATCCTTTGGTCCTTCAACTTGGTTCCGGCCTCGAGCGCGCAACCTATTCGAACCTCGAGCAAGCGACCAGGAGTGCGTGGACTGATGGCATGATTCCGCTAATGCGTCAGATGTCAGAAGCGCTCACCATCGCACTGCTACCGGACTACGAAGAGACGCAGCCAGGCGACTACCTTGAGTTCGACGTGGCAAATGTTCCGTCACTCCAGGCTGACCTCAATGAGGATGCCGAGCGCGCTGAGCGACTCTACAAGAGTGGCATCGTGGATCTTGCAACCGCGAAGCGTGTCGCTGGTGTGACGCCATCGGATGATGACCTCGGCTATTATCACCCGACTGCTGTCCCTGTGCAGATCGGCGCGCAGGAACTCCTGGTTTCTGATGCTGCGCCTGTCTCGACAGCTCGATCTGCTGATGAAACTGCGAAGCTGGTAGGCGCTGCCGGTGCTTTGATTCGTGCTGGCTTCGAGCCAGAGGCTGCACTCCAGGCTGTCGGACTCAACAGCATCCAGCACCTCGGGCTGTTGCCTGTCACAGTGCGCCAGGAAGAGACGAAGGCATTCGATGATGCATCTGAACCAGGACTGAAGTTCATCCCGTCGAAGGATATGAAGGAAGAAGCACAGCGCGCCATCGAGTGGCGTGATGCCGGTCGTGATGGCGGGACCGCTGTCGCATGGGCCAGGGCGAATCAGATCGTCTTCGGTGAAAAGCTCAGTGAGTCGACTGTCCTTCGGATGTACAGTTTCTTTCGACGTCACGAAGTGGACAAACAGGCGGAAGGTTTCCGACCAGGTGAGGATGGTTATCCTTCCGCTGGTCGTGTCGCATGGGCTGCATGGGGTGGCGATGCTGGATATCGCTGGGCTACAGCTGCGCGCAAAGAGATCCTCAAGCGCATGGCGCCGAAGGAGAACGGCAAGTCGTACCATCCATACTACGGTTACGAGTTGACTGACACCGATGCCTGATATCTATCAAGTCAACGAGAGCTACAGGAACAAGCTCCGATACCGTGAGAACGCTGCACTCGCTGAGATGAGCAGGACGTACAGTGTCCTCCAGGCTGACAACATCAAGCGCCTCGAAGCGGTGACAGCCGCCATCGAGGAAGCACAGGCAGCAGGTGAGGACATCACTGGCCTAAGCGAGTACATGCTCCGCCTCGAGGCGCTCAATGTCCAGATGGCCGATGAAGTCGCACGATGGGCGCCACAGGCGACCGACATCGCAACAAACGGACAACGACGCGCCATACAGCTGTCGCTTGACATCCAGGAGGATCTCGTGCGAGCAGTCGCAGGTGTTCCTTCGTCGGTGTCGCTCACTGCTGATCTGATGTGGAACAGGCTCCCTGTCGAGGCAATAACCAACGTCGTCGGCTTCGCGGCTGACGGCTCACCGCTAGGTCTGCTGTTCGATGCCATCGGTCCATTTGCTTTGGACCATGTCACCATCGGCATCGCGCAAGGTCTCAATCCGCTCCAGGTCGCACGACGCATGGCAAGGACGTACGAAACTCTCGCTCCTTCACGAGCTGCTACCATCGCACGGACAGAGATGATTCGTGCCAACAGAGAAGCACAGCGACAGACCTTCGAGGCGAACCTGAGCATCGTTCGTGGCTGGCGCCGCATCTCAGCGGGGGACGTCAATGTCTGTCCGGTGTGCTGGTCGCTTCATGGTGATCCGAATCCAGTTGCAGATGTTGTACCTTCGCATCCAAACTGTAGGTGTACGGTGATTCCAATCACACCGACATACGCTGAACTCGCAGGACTGCCGCCAGGCAGTTTCGATGAACCGGAAGAGATGCCGGACAAGGAAGAGCAGTTCAGGATGTTGAGTGAAGCGGAGCGTCGGCAGGTCCTTGGACCTTCGCGGTATCGTTTGTGGGAGACAGGCACACCTCTCAGTGCATTCGGTAAAGTAATACCGAACGCGGAGTGGGGACCACAGGCCGTGGTCGTGCCGGTCAAGGAGTTATGATGCAGACTTTGGTATCCTTCGGTGATGCAATCAAAGCAGATGACAGCGGTCGTGTGCGTGGTTACCTGGTGCGCTTCGGTGGCGCCGACCTCGAGGGCGACTACTTCACAGCGAGCACTGACTTCGGTCGACCGATGAAGTCTGGCGAGCGTGTGCCGATGAACCTCTACTATCATCACGGCCAGGACAAGCAGGTCGGGAAGTCACGCATCGGAACCGGCTACATCACCATGGACGACAAGGGCCTCTGGTATGAGAGCCAGGTCGAGATGGCTGACCAGTATCAGAAGATGATTCAGGAACTCGCGAAGTCTGGCAAGCTCGGATATTCAAGTGGCGCCACAGGTCACATGGTCGAGCGGAAGAAGATGGCCGATGGTCGATACGAGATCACACGCTGGCCAATCGGTGAGGCATCGCTCACACCGACACCAGCGGAGCCAATGAACATGGTCAAGTCCTTGAAGGACATGTATGGCGACATGGAGGATGGCATGGAAGAAGAGATGATGATTCCAGTCGCGCCTGGTGAAGACGTGGCGACCTTCGTTCAGAACGTCTACGGCGATCTTGACAAGGAAATGGTCCATGAAGGACTCGAGGCGCTTTACGAGCGTCTCTGTGCAGGTGTTACAGCTGCATATGACAGTGGACTCGGCAGTGGACATGTGGATGCCATCATCGATGCATTCGCAGTTCGTGCCAAGGAACTGAACAGCAAAGTAAAGGATCCGGCAGCGGAAGTGCAATCGATGAAGTCGAAGCATGAGCGCCCAACATCCATCCGAGAAGTGGAGCGACGTCTGCGGGATGCAGTTCGTCTCTCACGTAGCGAGTCGACAAGATTCGCCAAAACCATCTGGTCCGAGCTTCGGGATGAAGCGTCGAGCGAAGATGTTACCATCGTCGACCAACCGAGCGAAGTGGACGAAGCGAAGAACGCTCTCCTCCGCCAGCTCATGATCCTGGAGTTATCCTAATGAATATTGAACAACTCGAAGCACAGCGACAGTCTACTATCGCAGCTGCAAAAGAAGTCCTCATCAACGGCGGCGACATGTCCGAAGCTAATCGCCTCCACGCATCCGCAAAGTCTCTCTCTGAGCGCATCGACATGCTCCGCGAGTTTGGCAACGTTCCTGCTCCTGTCGCATCCGAAGCGCCAAAGCATGAGCCATGGAAGTCTGGCGGAGTAACACGCAACCCGTTCCCAGGAACCCGTGACGAAGCAAATTTCAAGGCCTATGCATTTGGCCAGTGGATCCGTGGTTCTGTTCTTGGCAATGCTTCCGCAGCCAAGTGGTGCAACGAGCATGGCGTCAAGTCGCAGACCGAAGGCACAGACAGTGCCGGTGGATACACCGTCCCTGAAATCGTTTCTTCTAGCCTGATCTGGCTCCGCAACGAGTTCGGTGTTGCACGTCGCTACAGCCGCATCTATCCGATGACGTCTGACACGCTCAACGTGCCAAACGCATCAACTTCGACCACGACTTACTATCCTGGTGAAGCAACGGCCATCACCGCCAGTGACGTCACCTTCAGCCAAGTACAGCTGCTGGCGAAGAAACTCGCGATCTTGACCATCGTCTCCAAAGAGTTGAACGAAGACACGGTCATCGACTTTGGTTCGATGTTGGCGCAGGACTTCGCATACGGTCTCGCAGCTGCTGAAGACCTCGCTGCATTCCAGGGCGATGGCACGAGCACCTATGGTTCCATCACGGGAATCATGCCAAAGATCAAGGCACTGTCTGCAACATACGCGAACATCGCATCGATGGTCGTTGGTGCTTCTGGTTCATCGTCCGCACTTTCGAGCTTGACGC